AAAATGCCAACTTATCTGCTTGGAAAGTGTGGTATTGTTTAGATAATGATAAGAGTAGGTTTGCTTGGGCAGATGATAGTGTGGATGAGGGTAGCCCTGCAAGTATAACTGTTGCTGCTACACAAGGTGGTTTTTCAGGTAATGTGATTTGTACTAGAGATACTAATTCAGATATAGGTGAAAAATATTGTTGGAAAGGTATCATATCATCAAGTCACGGACCTATCGATATAACAAGATATACTGATGAAGAAAATCCAACAACAAGTTCAAAAGTTTATATAAATATATTTAGTACAAAATTTAGAGAACAGACTGATGAGAGCATATTAGAAGTTAATCCACCAATTCCTGGACTTCCTAATGGTCGTGGTGTAATTTATCGACTTATTGATGAGTTCAACAATGACATTAAGTATGACTTCAAGAATATCCAGTTCAAACGTAAACTTACTAATGGTCAGTATGATGAGAATGGTACTGAAACTTGGTGTTATACTCTCAATATTTGGTATAATGGTATGTGCCAAGATGCAAGTATTGTGGGTAATACTCAACCGAATGATGAGGGTATAGTTGTTGGAGTATATAATAATTTTATTCAGACTTTAAATGGATATAACGTTATTGGTCAAAATAGTAGACAAGCATTATCTAATAATTGTATACTAAGTAAGGTGTTTGATGATGAATATTACGGAGTATATGGTTGCTCTATTGTTGATAGTTCAGATAACACTATACCTGGAGCAGAATACTCTACTATAGCTAATATAAGCCTAAAACAGTCTCAAGGAAATATAATTAAAAACTGTAATGTAATTTTTATAGATTGTTATAACTTTACTTATGAACATAATCCAGGTGGTATTTATATACAAAATAAAAAGGTTCTTACAGAGTCTTAATTTGCAACAAAAGATGAATTAAATGAAAGATAGAATTGATGAATTACTAGATATAGCATACGAAAATAATAAATACAATATAATATGAAACACTTTAGAGATTTAGTATTAAGTACAAAAGAACCAGTATTGCATAATGTACTGTGGATAAATCCTGATAAGTATGATTTAGATAAGTATACAGTATTTATGTTTGAAGATGGTTGGAAACCATTATTTGGTACAAGTAGTGCTGATACTGCTTATTTCGATTTTGTTGCATCTAATGAATAGACAAGTGCAAGTGGTAATGTGACTACTTGGGCTATAACAACTAATGCTACTGTAGTAGAAATAGAAGAAGCTTTAAACTCTGAAAAAAGTGTTTATGCTAGAATAACAGGCATTGAAGATTAGCATCATAGAAGAATACCTACTGTATTACCATTAACATAGTGTATTAATGGTTTTACAACGTTTAGTATATATGGTAGATAGGAAGGTTATATATTAGAAGGTTCTGGCAGAGAGCCAGGTTCAGTTGGATGGATTTTACGTCAAGTTAAACTTCAACCTAAGTTAAACTTTGATACTGTTCCAACAGAAGGTTCAACTAATCCTGTAACAAGTGGAGGTATATATGCTGCATTAATCAATAAGGTGGATTCAGATGTATTGAGAGGATATGTTCTGCAATCAGTATATGATGAAAGAATGTCCATGACACCTAAAATGCAAAGAGTTGAATGGATTATAAAGGAAACAGAACCATATGATATTGCAAGTAATACAACAGTTTGTAGGTGGACACAGGAAAAAGAAGATAGTGGAAGAACTCCTGAAAAACGTTTTACCTCATTATGGTGGGCTGTATATAATAACTATTTGACTACTGATGATTCAGATTAGTACAGACCTAAATTAATTATGATGTATGGTTGTCCTGCTTGTTATTGCACTTCTAATGACCTTACAATAGATGGTTATCAAAATGCTATAACTATTGATTTAAGATTTTTCAACGGTAAGTAGGTTATTACATATCATCTTACTAAACAGATGGATGAAAATAACCATGTTATGATATTAATAGAAACACAAGTAGAAAGTATCAGTATTGTACAATGAAAAAATATATATTACAAATAATAGTTCTTTTCACACTGTTAGCTATGATAGTTGTTGGGTATAATAAATATCAAGAGTTAACCCAACAGCTATCAAAAGCTGTTACTAACAATAAAGCTTACAGTCATAGAGATGATAGCACTACAGTAAGAGCATTTCAAATGACACTTGATGAAGTTAAAGCTTATGGTGACTCTATAGATAAAGAGCTACTCAAAATAGCTAAAGAAAAAGGTATCAAAGAGAAAACCATAACTAATACTCATTATATTAAAGAGTATATAAACACTACTGATACAATAGTAGTCAATGATACTATATTCAAAGATAAAAACTTTGCTCTGGATACCACAATAAACAATGAATGGTATAATGTTAGAGTAGGTTTGAAATATCCTGATACTGTTGCTGTCAGTCCATCATTCAAAACTGAAAAATATATTATTGTTAATACTAGAAGAGAAACAATAGACCCTCCTAAAAAGTTCTTTTTATTAAGATGGTTTTAGAAAAAACATAATGTTACAGAGGTAACTATTGTAGAAAAAAATCCTTATGTCAATGTTAAACAACAAAAATTTATATAGTATACAAAATGAGACACGTTATTATAGATGCTGGTCATGGTAAAGCTACTCCAGGTAAGTGTGCACCAGACAAATCTTACTTTGAATGGGAAGGAAACAGAAGGAGAGCTAAATCATTAGGTGATGCTTTAAAAGCAAAAGGTTATATGGTTCATTATACAGTGGACCCATCTGATCCATCAAATCCTTCACTTACTCAAAGAGGTAAGATTACAAATAAAATATGTAATATGTATGGAGCTAAGAATTGTGTGTTTATATCTAAACACAGTAATGCTTCAGGTATGGGTGGTTGGATGAATGCTAGAGGTTGGTCAGTATGGACAACTAAAGGTCAAAACAACAGTGATAAACTGGCTGAATTTATATGGAAAGCAGCTAATAAATATATAAAAGGTACAAAAATGTTATCATCAGTTTCTGATGGTGACCATGATTTTGAAGCTAATTTTCAAGTAATCAGAGAAGCCAATTGTCCTGCAGTCCTATTAGAGGAATTCTTTCATGACAATAAGGAAGATGTTAAATGGGGAATGTCTGATGAAGCAATAAAACAATTTACTGCAGCATCAGTAGAAGGAATTGATAACTATTTTAAATCTATAGGACTATGATACTAGACTGGAGTACAATAATTGTGGCATTAATTGGAGTAATAACCACAGTAGTTTCTTGGGTTTTAGCACGCAAGAAATATTACAGTGAGGTAGACCACAATGTAATAGAAAATATGGAGGCATCTTTGGAATTTTATAAACATTTAAGTGATGATAATAAGAGCAGGCTTGAGGAAGTGCTAGCAAGAAACACTATTCTTGAGAAAGAGGTAGCTGATTTACGTAGACAAGTAGAACAGTTGCAGACTCAGTTGTTCACTTTAATGAAGAATAAAATGGAAAGAGTAGAGGGTGAGAATAAAAAACTGAAGAAAGAAACTAAAAGAACTAAAAAGCAACAATAATGGAAAAATCTATAACATATGATTAGATAATTCTACCTGAACAAATGTATGGAATTATCAAAAAGATAGGATACTTAAATAGAGAACCTATATTATATGGAGATCCCAATCTGTTAAAAGTCGGATAGTTGTATTATCTAAATGGTGACACTGAATCACATTCTATATATAGATTAGCTAGAATAGAATCAATCAGTACATCAGACAGTTCAGGAAAACCAGACCCAGGAGCAGGAATAGGAATTAAACCACCATTTAAACTAAAAATTATTATCGCTTATCATTTTGAAACAGTAGAACCTATAGATGATAAAATAGCAGCTGGAATTGCAAGTAACGGTTTTAGTATATCAGAACAGGAGTTAAACACAGTAAGAAAAATAGGAAGAATTTTCAATAAACCTATATATACAGGAGATGTTAATTTATTAGACAATGGTAGTTATTATTATCATAAAGGTTTTCCTTTTCTTACTACTGTGGCAAAAGAAGAGGCAAAAGATGGTTAGAACGTTGGTATTATGTATGGAACAACTTTTATAAGATTTAAAAATTTAACAGTTGTAGATAATACAAATGATATAAATCATACAGTTGATGAAGGTAAGGAAAATAATGGAGATGATGCTGATTTTACAATTAAACCTTAAAAAACTTGTTTGTTTAATTTATAATATATAATTTTGCAATGGCTAATAGAAAAACAGGTAGACCTAAACCTTTAACCCCTAAAGCAGGGTTTACTAAAAGTAGAAGAAGATATGATAAAGGTGGAAAAATCAAAACCACAAAATCTAAAAAGTAAAACTTTATATAAAGTTGAGCTGTTATTATTAAAGTTTATACCTTTTATTTTAGCATTTATATGTTTTCTAAACACAATATTATCATACTTTTGTATAGACTTAGAGATTTTATCATACATTGGTGGAGTATCATTCTTTACCTTATTCTTCTTATATGTTTCCTCTTATGTATTTAAATTTTGTTTATACCACAGATTAGCATTACATTATATCTTAATAAACAATATATTAAATATAATAGATGCATATATAGGAATACCACTGAGTGATAAAAATCTACTAATTTTATATTTAGTAATAGCATGGGTATTTTATATATTAATATTGATTGACTATGTTGATGCAGATAAAAAATATACTAAATCAGATAATTGATAATATAGACAGTGGTAATTCAAATATCACTGAAGAAGATGAGGTACATATTATTGATTGTTTGAGAAAGTATACACATAAAGATGAAGGTATGAGCAAATATAGTGCTTGTTAGTATCTTAATATCTGTAGAGCAAAGTTTGACAATATGGTTAAAGATGGTAAAATACCTGAAGGTAAGAAAGTAATAGGTTTTAAAGAGAAAAGATGGTATAAGAAAGATTTGGATAAGGTTATTAAATAATTGTTGTGAAACAATATTCTTTTTTCTTTTGTTTTCCATAGTAAAATAATTTAGAAGTTAAACGATGTAACCCACTTAGGATTAAGTTCTTAAGTGGGTTATTTTTTGTATTGTAGTAATGTTAGAATTGCCATTTATACATGTTTAATTTTGCATTGTAAAGCTTTACACAATGTATTAACAATTAAATATTTTTTAAAATGGCAAACGGTAATGTTTATATGATACCTGATAACGCAGGTAATTCTTTAGACCCTAATCTGATGATGGCATTATCACAAAACGGAGGTTTTGGAAATAATGGCAATTGGATGTGGATGATGTTCATGTGGATATTATTCCCTTGGTTGTTCAATGGTAATAATGGTTTTGGTGGTTTTGGTGGCAATGGTGCAGGTTTTCTTGCTAATCAATTAAACAACAATGAAGGTAGAGATTTACTTCTTCAAGCAATTAATGGTAGAGCTGATGCTCTTAGTCAGTTAGCTACTATGCTTAATACTGACGTTGCTTCTGTACAGAATGGTGTAAATAGTATTAATGTAGCACTTGCTAACATGAATGGTACTATTGGTTTAACTGGTCAGCAAATTATCAGCCAGATTCTTCAAGGTGATGCTTCACTAAGCCGTCAGCTTTGTGAGTGCTGCTGTGAGAATAGACTTGCTATTGCTAATCAGACTGCTGCTCTTTAGAGTGGTTTAGCTAGCCATGATGCTAGTGTTAAACTGCAGTTAGCGCAAAATGAAGCTGCAGACCAACTTAGTGTATGCCAACAGACTAATACTCTAACTAGATAGGCTGATGGTAATACTAACAGTATCCTTGGTGCTATTCAAGCTCAAAACACTCTTATTACCAAAGAATTCTGTGATTTGAAGGAGCGTGAGTTGCAGAATAAGATTGATACTCAGGGTGATATTATTACTCAGTTGAGAAATCAAATCAGTAATGATAAACAAACTCTTCAGTTCAATGCTGCTTTCCACGCTTTGGATGATAAGATTGATGCTATTGCTGCAAAGCAACCTAACACTGTACCTGTACAGTGGCCTAACTTAATAGCTGCTAATGCAACTCCTTATGTTGGTGGTTATGGTTGGAATAATGGTTACTTTGGTAATGGTTTTGGTAACAACATTGTATTTTGATAAGGTTTAATAGGAGGAAAAAGTATGAATTGTACAACTAATGTTACAACTAATGCAGGTGGTATTCCTTATCTTACTTCCACCAATGTTACCATAGGTACAGAAAGTGTTGATATTGCTTTAGGTTTTCGTAGAATACAGCCTGTTGGATATATGACAGTATATATAGATGATGTTATTCCTGCAGGAACTACAACAACACTTCCTATAACATTAACATTAAATGGTACTACTAGAGCATTAACACTGCCTAATGGTACTCCAGTAACAGCAGAAGAACTTATTGGAGTTAATGTGTTGACTGTATTTAATGATAGATTTAGAGGTATATTAACATTAATGTCCAGAACAATAGCATAATATTATGTTTTCAATATTAAATCAAGGAAGTACAATCTATATTCTAGATAAATCCAATAAGCCTGAGTATAAAGTTGGTGAAGTGATAGCAGTAAGTTAGCCTAAAACTAACTACAGTCCTAACTTTATGAATAATTCAAGCACTGTGGATTTGAAGATAAAGATTGATGATGAGGTAAAAGAGTTTAACTCTATACCTAGTGCAGCAAATATGGTATCATACAACAATGGTAAGATTATACTTAGTGAAACCAAACAGAATATACAAAATGAAGTTGAGGTTTTACTATAGAATAGTAGAAACGTTGTTGATAATATTGATACATATAGAGAGAATATCACATATTGTGAAAATATATTAAAACAACTTAATCCTCAGTTTGCTAAGGATAAGGAGAGAGATAGTAGACTTGATTTACTTGAAGACAAGTTAGACAGAATTTATGAACTTATAAAGAAATAAAGACATGATAGTTTTAGAATTACCAGATAATAAGTATGGAAAAGCTATGGAAGCTATAACCATAATTAAAGAGAAGATTGAGTGCATTGAAGATATGTTTGGTGAGGATGTTATTGCTCATAGAAACTTCAAAAGAAAACCTTATGAAGATGATGAGGAATATGAGTCTATGAAACATAGATATGGTGCAAGAATGAGTATGCGCAGGTATTAATGATAAGGGGAGCCTGTCTCCCCTTTTTTAATCTTATATATTATGATTATAAAGAAAATAAACATCGAATAGTATAATTGGAGAGTAGTATTGTTAATGGATACCGATTGCTCTGATAATAAAGAGATTGTTAAAGAGTTAGAGAAGATAGAATGTCCAGATTATTATGTGTATGAAGCATTAGAGAATCTTGATACATGTAAGGATAATCTAGGTTTAGCATATTCTAATAAGAGATTAAGACATAGTGTTATTGTTGTAGGTAAAGCATCTTCTCATGCAGAACTGCTTAATACTGTAACACATGAGTTTTATCATTTAGTTACTCATATAAGTGATACTTTTGATATAGAAGATGATGAAACAAAGGCTAACTTAATGGGTGATTTATGTATGGTTGTATTCAATATTATTATGGAAATAATTAACAAATCGAAGTAAAATCCTAATCTACTTTATTATCACTTGCATTTATAATATCTTTGCATAAAATATCTAAAGAAGAAGTTAAATATGGAAGGTTTAAATTTAAATAATATACTTAGTGGAGATGAGGTTGATACCTTATTTGATAAGTATACAGAAAGTGATGATAATACTGTAGAGGATAACCAAAACAACGAAGAAGTTGTTGAGGAACCTACAGAAAAAAATGATGATTAGGATACTACTGAGGTTGATATAGATGACATATTTCAGCCAGAGAGCGTAGGTAGTGAAGATGATATACAAGGAGGATAGGAAGATACTGATTCTTCAGAGAAAGGTACTTCTCCCAACTTCTACTCTTCCATTGCCAAAGCTCTGAAAGAAGAAGGTATCTTCCCTGACCTTGATAATGATGAAGTTAAGGATGCTGATAGCTTTAAAGATTTAATCCAAAAGACTATTGATGACAGATTAGATGCTACTCAAAAACGTATTAATGAAGCATTGAATGTAGGTATTCCTGCTGATGATGTACGTGCTTATGAGAATACTTTAAGAGGACTTAAAAGTGTTACTGATGAGCAATTGGAAGAGGAAGACGAGTAGGCAGAAAATCTTCGTAAACAATTAATCTATCAGGATTTTATCAATAGAGGTTATTCTCAGCAAAGAGCTACAAAAGAAGTCAACAAATCTATTAACGCTGGTACTGATATTGAGGATGCTAAAGATGCTTTACAAAGTAATATTGAGTTCTTTCAACAGCAATATGATGGTAAAGTAAATGAAGCTAAAGCCAAAGCAGAAGAGTACAGAAAAGCAGAGCAAGCGGAGTTTGATAAAATGTCTAAAAGCATTTTAGAGGACAGTAAAGCATTTGGTGATGTTACAGTAGATAAGGCAACTAGAAAGAAAGTATTAGATAATATAGCAAAGCCTATATATACTGACCCAAAGACAGGACAACAATTCTCTGCTGTACAAAAGTATCAGATGGAAAATAAGACTGATTTTATAAAGAATGTAGCATTGGTTTATACTTTAACTAATGGTTTTACTGATTTTAACGGATTGCTTAAAGGTAAAGTTAAAAAGGAAGTAAACAAAGGTTTAAGAGAGTTAGAGCATAAGTTAAGAGGTAATAGTTCTAAAACATTTGATGGTAATCTTAAACTTATGAATGAGTCTCCTGAAACTTCATTTAGAGGATGGGATATTGATTTATAATAATAACGACTAAAATTTTAAATTTATGGCTGGAAAGTTAGGTAAATTCCAAATGATGGGCTTCCAAGGTTGGAGAGGCTCAGTCACTAAAGACAACCATATAAGTGCAATCTTTCAGTCTATGCCACAGAAAGCTTCACAGTTAATGGTTAGATTACTTGCTTATTCTCATGGTGGTAAGCTGGCTAGCTTTATTAATTCACTTCCCACTAAAGAGTTTGAGAATGATGATGAATATACTTGGGACATCATAGGTTCTGCAAGACGTAGTATACCTCTGATTGAAGCAAGAACTATTGATGGTACTGTTGTTGGTATTGAGGATGCTAATGTTGGTGCTAACACAGAGCCTTTCTACTTGGTATTTGGTGAGGATTGGTTTGCGGATGGAGAAGTAATTTCGGGCAATCTGAATGAGATTTATCCTATGCGAATTTTAGGTGACCCAAAGATTGAGGGTACTAACGCTGTATACTGTGTAGAATTAATGGCTGGTAATACTGATGGTATTCCTGCTGAGAGACTGCAAGTAGGTGAGAGATTTACTGTAGAGTATGCTCCTGTTGAGAAAGAGTTATCTCGTAGAGTTGGTGATATTCGCTTTGTAACTCCAGTATCTATGAGAAATGAGTTCTCTAGAGTACGTATTCAGCATAAGGTTCCAGGTTCTATGCTCAATAAGAAGTTAGCTTGCTGCATTCCTATGGTTAAGCGTGATGCTAATGGTAAGATGCAGAAGGATACATCTAACTATTGGATGCACTATGTAGAGTGGGAGCTTGAGCTTCAGTTCCAAGAGTACAAGGATAATCTTGTTATGTTTGGTAGAAGCAATAGAAACCGCAATGGTGAGTATATGAACATTGGTAAATCTGGTAATGTAATTAAGATGGGTGCTGGTCTGCTTGAGCAGATGGAGGTAGCAAACACTTATTACTACAACCACTTTAGCCTTAAGTTACTTGAGAGAGCATTGTATGATATTTCTGTAAGTAAATTAAGCATGGGTGAGAGAACCTTTGTTATTAAGACTGGTGAGCGTGGTGCTGCATTGTTCCACAAGGCTGCTAATGATATGCTTAGTGGTTGGACTCAGTTTGTTCTTGATAATAATTCAACTAAGGTTGTTCAGAGAACCAGTTCAGAGTTACACAGCAATGCTTTAAGCTTTGGTTATCAGATTACTGAGTATAAGGCTCCTAATGGTGTTGTTGTTAGAGTAGAAACTGATCCTTGGTATGATGATCCCGTAAGAAATAAGATTGAGCATCCTCTAGGTGGTCCTGCTATGTCTTACAGATTTGATATTATGGATATTGGTACTATGGACCAGCCTAATATCTTCAAATGCAAGATTAAAGGTCAGGAAGATATTAGAGGTTATCAATGGGGTTTACGCAATCCTTTCACTGGACAACTTGGTAATCCACATATGTCATTTGATGAGGATAGTGCAATCTTCCATAGATATGCAGCTCTTGGTGTATGTGTTTTAGACCCAACTAGAACTCTGTCACTTATTCCTGCAATTCTGCAAGGTTGATTAATTACAAAATAAGGAGAGGGAGACCTCTTCCTCTCCTTTATTTATTATTATTGTTTTAATTTTTAATAGGGAGAAAAATGGCAAAGAAGAGTAGTAAAACTGAGATTGTAGATATTGATTTGGATGAAACTCCAATGCAAGAAGTACTAAAAGAAGAAGTGAAGAAAGAAGAAGTAAAGCAACCATATAGTAAACATGAAACCAGTCATGGTTTAGTTTCTTGTTTAAGGAATGAAAGAGTTATTGTAAGACATATACCAAAAGAAACTGGTATAGTTACAGACCCAAGACATATATTATATGGTGGTTTGGCTGAAAATGCAAGAAGAACTTTTGTAGTTCCTGTACTTCGTAATGGTGCTTATGTAAATATTCTTACTGATGCAGAGAAAGAGTTTCTTGAAAATGTAATGGGTTTAGAGTACAATGCTTTAAGTATTTATAAGCAACAGAATAACTATTGGGATGACTCTAATATTGGTTGTGTAAACTCTATTACATTAACAAAAGATGATACATATCTTGATTTAAGTAATCCAGAGGATTATATCAGATATAAAATCCTTTTAGCAAATAAGGACTATATAGCACCTTCAATGAAAGACCTTGAAGACCATCCTAAAGCAACATATCAATTTGTTATAATTGGTCAAGATACTGAGGTTAATAGAGCTAAAACAAAGATGTCTATATCTATGCAGGCTGTTAAGGAGTTTGGTAAGATTGAGGATGATTATGATAAGCTCAGATACTTACTTCAAACATTGGAAGGTAGACCTGTATCACCTAAAACCAAGATTGATTTCATTCAAACAAAGATATACGATTTCATACAAAATGGTAGAGATAGTAAGAGAGTATTGAATATTCTGCAAGACCCTCTGTTAGATGCAAAGATTCTTATCAATAAAGGTGTAGAATATGGAGTTATATCTAGAAGAGGTGATTACTATTATTTAAAGGCAGATGGTTCTGCTATTTGTGAACCTGGGCAAGACCCCACTTTAAATATAGCTGCTGAGTATCTTAATAGTCCTAAACATCAAGATGTACTGTTTGCAATACAAGGTAAGATAAATAGTTAATATGACTAATGCTGAATTAAAATCATATTTTAATTTACTTTACAACAACATTAATAATAATTCTGCGCCTGGTTTAAAGGATAAGGAAATATCAATGTTTCTTACTAAAGCACAAGATGAAGTTGTAAAAAATCATGCACTTACTAACAATACTTATCAGATGGGTATAAACCAAATGAGTAAACGAGATAATGAGTTAGGCAGTCTTATTAAAGTGTATGCTACTACAACATTCTCTACATAGAGTGCACCAAGATTGCATCCACATAGTGTAACTTGTGTATGTAATATTAATCCATTAGTTATATTATCAGAAACAGCAAATGATAAATTAGATGTTGTGGAGTTAAGTTATATTCAGTTTAATAAGTTTATGGCAGGAATATACAAACACCCTAAAAAGAATCAATGCTGGAAACTTAGACATGATTCTATAGTTGAATTAGTTATGCCTGCAAGTGTAAATACATTAACTAAATATGTTATGGTCTATGTAAAAAAGCCTGCAGATATTGATGTTAATGGTAGCACTACTGAAGTACCTGAAACACTACATCAAGAAATAGTGCAAAGAGCAGTTGAACTGGCTAAAGCTGCTTATATGAGTGAATCTGTTAGTATACAAACACAAATGGGTCAAAGAAGTGAATAATGAGTGAAAAAGAATTTTCTGATAAATTTGATGCTTTATTAAATAGCTATAAGACTAG